GGCGGCGGCCCGGTCATCCAATCCTCCGCCGAGCTGGACGCCCCGGCGTTCCCCGGCGTGAACATCCCGATCCTCCCGGCCCCCGTTAACGGCCGGGAGCTCGCTTCATTGACCCAGTGAAACCGAGGGACCTGCCATGACCGTGCACGGCGCCGTCGACCAGGTGACCACCCACAACCACGCGCACCCCGCGTTCGGCCACGGCGGAGACGACGGCCACGGGCACCCGCACACCCATGCCGCCGGGACCGCCTCCCACGACCACGAGCACGAGCACGATGCCCTGGCCGCGGAGATCACCGACTGGGCGCTCGGCCGCGCCGGGTCCGCGCTGGCCGCCCAGCCCGCCGCGGCACGGGACGGGGCGGGCTGCGGGTGCGGGCCGGCGCCGGCGCTGGAAGGGGTGGTGATGGACGTCGGCCCCGCCCACTTCACCGCCACCGACGAGCGGGCCGCCGTCGACAACTCGACCTGGGACGGGAGCGCCGCCATGTCCGGCTGCGCGTCCGGGTCCGCGCCGGCGTCCTGCTACTCCCGGATCTGCGCCGGCCGCCGCACCGGCGACCCCGCCCTGCAATCCACCTGGGCGCTGCCGCACCACAAGCACCCCGGGGACCCGCCGAACGCCGCCGGCGTCCGCAACGCCCTGTCCCGGCTGCCCCAAACGGACGGGCTGATCAACAAGAAGGCAGCACAGCAGCACCTGGAGGCCCACTTGTCTGCCATCAATGCCAACGACCAGGCCGCCGGGTCCGCGCGGATGCGCAGCGCGGCAATCCACGAGGGACAGGTCCCGGTGATCCCGAACTCCACCGGCCGGATGCAAGCCTTCCCCGCCGCGCACCTGCGCGCCCAGCAGGTCGCCATGGACGGCCAGTCGTATTACCACGTGCAGGGGTACGCGACGGTGTTCAACGCCGGTTACGAAATGTATGACATGTGGGGCCCCTACACCGAGTACGTCACCGAAGGGGCCCTTGATAGCTCGCTGGCCCGGGCGGAGCTGGACACCTCGTTCCTGACCAACCACCGCGGCGTCACCATGGCCCGCACCACCGCCACGTTCCGCGACGGCACCAAGCGGCTCACCCTCACCAAAGACGGCCTCGGCCTGGCCGTCGACGCCTACCTCAACGCGGGCCGGGAAGACGTCCGCACCCTGGTGTCGGCGATTGACGACGAGCTGGTCACCGAGATGAGCTTCGCGTTCTGGCTTAAAGGCGGGCACTGGGACGAGGACTTCGAGCAGTTCTACATCGACGAGGCCGACATCCACCGGGGCGACGTGTCCGCCGTGAACTACGGCGCGAACCCCTACACGTCCGTGGCCGCGAGGGCGACGGAGATCCTCGCCGCCCTCGACCACCTTCCCGCCGGCGCCGCCCGGGCGGCGATGCAACGGCTGCAAGGCCGCCCCGACGTGATGGTCGCCTTCGGCACCCCGGCGTTCCCGGCCGCGATCACCACCGGCAACGCGGCCGGCGGAACCACGACCATGACCGTGACCGGCGGGCTGCGCAACGCGCCCGGCTCCCCGGCCCGGGTGCCGACCCGCCAGGCCGCCGGCGGCCCGGTCACCGGCCCGCAGGTCGCCCAGCCCCCCGGCCCCGACTACAAGGGCCCGTCCGAGCGCATGTCGGTGGCCCTGCTGACCGCCATGCAAGACGTCGACAACGCCTCCGACCGCGACCAGGACGAAGAACTGCTCACCGGCTGACCCGGGCGTGCCGCTTGGCGGCCGGCAACGGTGAGGGTTAACCTCATCGCAGCAAGGTGTCGCCCTGCCGGCCGGCCAAGGACAGATCGGGCCGGAATCCAGCCGCAGGGCCGAACCGGACGGATAGGGCCGGGCTGACCGCACAGTTGCTCGCGGGGCAGGTCACACCCCCGCCGCTGAATGCGACGGCACTCCTCATCAGGCACTCATGCCAACAGGAGTCATCACCATGCCCGGAGCTGTTGCCACCGTATCCAGCCTGCTCGCCCAGGCCGAGGTTGAGCTCGACGCCGCCAAGCACCGCCGCGACCTGGCCCGCGCCAAGGTTGCCTACATCATCCACACCGCCAACTCCGAGGGCCGGCCGAACCTGACCGCCGAGGAAGAGCGGGAAGTCGCCGAGGCCCGCGAGTTCCGCGACAAGGCCCGCACCGACATCACCGCGATCCAGCGGAAGATCGGGGAGCTGCGCGACCTCGAGCAGGAGGAAGCCGACTACGTCGCCCGGTCCGCCGAGCAGGTGCCCGCCGGCCAGCCCCTCGCCGACGCCGCCCCCGCCCAGCGCGCGGGCGGCGGGGTCCCGGCGCAGCGCCGCGACCCCGGCATCCCCCCGCAGGCAGGCGCCCGCGGCCTGCCCGCCTACGACGCCGTCGCCCGCGTCGGCTACGAGGCCCGCCAGTACTCCCGCGAGAACGACCCGTACGGCCGGCAGTTCCTGATGGACGTCGCCCGGTCCCAGATATTCGCCGACCCGTCCGCGTCCGCGCGGCTGGCCCGGCACATGGCCGAGGAAAAGGTCGAGCGCGCCGCCGCCTGGCAGGACATGCAGCAGCGGGCCGCCGGCGACACCACCTCGGCGAACTGGGCCGGCCTGGTCGTCCCGCAGTACCTGACCGACATGTACGCCCCCGTCGCGCGGGCGCTGCGCCCGTTCGCCGACATCTGCAACGGGCACCCGCTGCCGCCGTCCGGCCTGGCCCTCGACATTTCCCGGGTCACCACCGGCACGTCCACCGGGCTGCAGGCCAACGAGCTCGACCCGGCGTCCGCCACCAGCGCGGATGACACGCTGCTGACCATCCCGGTGCAGACCGCGGCCGGGCAGCAGAAGGTCACCCGGCAGGCGATCGACCGGGGCACCGGCATCGAGGACCTGCTGATGCAGGACCTGTTCGCCTCCCTCGGCACCACGCTGGACAGCACGCTGATCAACCAGGCCGCCACCGGCCTGTCGGCGGTCGCGCAGGCCACCACCTACGACGACACCCAGCCCACCGCGGCCAAGATCTACCCGAAGATCATGGCGGGCGCGGCCGGCGTGGAAGCCAACCTCCTGGCCCGCGGGTTCCCGACGCACGCGGTCATGCATTCGCGGCGCTGGTACTACCTGGCCTCGCAGATGGTGTCCACGTGGCCGTTCATCAACTCGGCCGGGATCCCCACCCAGGCGTCCGGCACCGCCGTTCCGTCCTCGGCCTACAACCAGGGTGTCCGCGGCCGGCTGCCGATCGGCCTGGACGTCGTGGTCGACAACAACATCCCGTCCAATCTCGGGGTGGGCACCAACCAGGACGAGATCTACGTCGTCCCGGCGATGGAAGCCCACCTGTGGGAGGACCCCGCGGCCCCGGTGTACATCAGGGCTGACCAGCCCGCCGCCGCCAACCTCGCGGTGATCTTGGTGGTGTGGGAGTACTTCGCCTACACCTTCCAGCGCTACAGCAACGCCTTCCAGAAGGTCAGCGGCACGTCCCTCGTGACGCCAGCGTTCTGACCTGCGCAAACGCCTGGATTCCGGTTTCGCGAATCCAGGATCGTGACCGCCGCCCCGGGAACAGCAGGGCCCGGGGCGGCGCCACCATGAAAGGGACACTGCCATGGCAGCCACCCAGATCAAGCCCACCTCCGGCGGGTCCTGGCAGAACACCGGGGCGACCGCGTCCAAGAACACCACCGGCATTTCCAACCTGGCGCCGGCGTTCCAGAACCACGTCTTGCACGCCGCGAACCTCTACACCTTCAGCGGCGGCGCCGCCGGGACCGTGGCGACCACGGCGGGGAAGATGGCCGCCAGCGTCGGCCGCCAATTCCAGTGGGCTTAGCAGCTAATCAGCTGCTAACCGGTAAAGATTTAGCACCTGCGGTGCGGCTGGTCCGCTCGTGGCCGCTGGATCCGCCGGAGCATCATGCCCGCGTGCAGGATCAGCTGGAACGGGTGCTGACCCGGCCGTTCGATTACCGGCCGCTCGTGGCCCTCGGCGAGGATCTGGTCCACCTCGACTGGGACATCGCCGTCTCCCCCGGGGACCTGGCCACGTTCGCCGCCCGCGCCCGGGCCAGCCCGTCGCGGGTGCTGGTCGGCCCGTACCTGTCCTACCCCGGGAGCCTGTTCGGCCACGACCCGGTTCCCCGGGACATCCCGGACCCGGTGTGGACCGCCAAGGTCTACACCGACTCGACCGAAACGCAGATGCGCAACGTCACCGTCGGCGACCCCGAATGCCACCTGTTCGGCTTCGGCATGGTGTACCTGCCGCACGCGTGGCTCGCCGCCTTCGACGACCAGCATCCCGACATCGCCGCCTGGGGCCGCGGCCAGGTGCCGCCGCCGGCCGCCTGCAAGATGGGCGACGGCCAGTTCTCCGGCTGGTACTACCGGCAAGCCGGCCCGGCCGCCTTGTGCTGGGAAGTGATCCCGGTTCACCTGAACTTCCCCCCGCCCGTCCTGTAACCACCTTCGCTGCCCGAAGGAGCCCCGCCATGCCCGCGAACCTTGCCATCGCCTTGTACGAAATCGCCTGGGACGCCGTCAACCGCCACCACGCCATGCAACGCGTGCCCGAGCTGGCCGCCGCCTTGTCCGCTGCCGCGTGGCTGGGGCCGTGCACGGCCGCGGAGATCGGCTGCCACGCCGGCGGCACGTTGTGGGCGTGGCAGCAGCTCGGCGCGCAGGTGTTCGGCATCACCCTCCCCGCCGGAACCGCGCCAGGCCAGGCGTACGCCGAGGATCACATGCCCGCCGGGGCGATGGTCCGCTACGCCGACTCCCACGACCTGGATTCGGTGGCGTGGCTGCGCGCCGCGCTGGCCGGCCTGCCGCTGGACCTGCTGCACGTCGACGGCGACCACACCCAGGGCGGGTGCGCCGCCGACGTCGCCGATTACGGGCCCCTGGTCCGCGCGGGCGGGCTGATCCTCGTCAACGACATCTACTACTCCGGGGCGCCCGGGGTGGCCCGCGCCTGGGCCAGCTTCGAGGCCCGGTGGCCGGGCCAGTGCCGGGCACTGCCCGGCGCTGCCGAGGACCCGGCCGGGTTCGGGGTGATCACGGTCACGGAAGGAATGTTCGATGCCCAGACAGCCCACTGAGGGCGAGGTGCTCGCCGAGCAGCTCGCCGCCCACCGCCGGTACGGGTACGAGGCCGGCGAGGCAACCATCCTGCAGGAACTGGCCGCGCGCGGCCTCGACGAGGAAGGCCACCCGTTGGAAACCAGGAAAGCCGCCGCCGCCCAGCGCCGCGAAGCGGCACCGGATAAGCCCGTCGGCCGGCAGGCTCCCGCGCCGGCCACCACCAGTGCCCCGGCGCCGCCCGCCAAGGCAGCATCGCCGCCGGCCGCGCCCAAGCCGGCCGCGCAGTCCGCGCCGCCGTCCGGCAAGGTCCCGAGGGGAGGCCGCAGTGGCAACCGGTAACGCCGGCCGCAGGTTCGTCTACGAGCACCCCGCCGAAGCCGGGTTCGCCGAGCACCACGCCGACGCCGAGCACGCCCCGCTGGACGAGCGCCCCGCCGACCGGTTCGGCACGAACGCGCCGATGACCGGGCTGGCCCCCGGCGAGCTGACCATGGCCGACCTGGACATGCCGCACGGCACCGTCGTCACCTTGCGCGAGCACGACGACGGCGGCGAGCACGACGAGGCCGGCCAGGTCGTCGGCGAGTGGACCGACCAGTTCGGCACGCAGCGGGCCACCGGGTTCGACCCGGATTTCTTCGCCGAGCACTTCACCGAAGTCAAGGAGTAAGCCATGGCCACGATCAGCGCCGGGCAGCTGATGACCTACGCCGAGCAGCAGGCCCTGGCCGCGGTGTTCCTGAAAACCCAGTCCCCGGCGGCGGGCACCGTCTACGGGCACCTGCTCACCAACGCCACCTCCGGGTCGGTGGACAACACCTGGACCCTGGTGTCAAGCGGCACGGTGTACGGCGCGTCCGGGTATACGCCGCAGTCGGTGGCGCAGAACACGCCGACGGTCGCCTCCCCGTCGGTGATCTCCAACTCGGCCACCGTCACCTGGGGCCCGACCAGCTCCAGCCCCGGGACCACGGTGAACTGGGTGGCGGTCGGGTCCACCTCGACGCCGGGCACGGCGAACTTCATCGCCGCCCTGCTTTTGGGCACCCCGCGCACCCCGGTGTCCGGCGACTCGTTGCAGGCCGCCGCGACCACCGGGCTCACCTGCCAGGTCTGATCGTGGCCGTTCACGACGTGGCCCCCGCCGTGTTCGACACACGGCTGCCCCGGGCCCGCCCGTGCCAGGCCAAGGGCATGGGCCCCGGCGCGCAGGCGTGCGGGGCTGCGCCGGCGTCCCGGTGGCACCGATCCTGCGGCTGGGGGCACCAGGCGGACGTGTGGCTGTGCGGCGTGCACGCGCAGCTGATCCTGGCCGCCGAAGGGTCCTGCGCCGACTGCGTGGCCCGGGGCGTCCCGCCCGGGCCGCGGCGGATCGCCCGGCTCCAGCCGGCCGACCTGATCCTGCTCGGCCATGCCGCCGGCCCGGCGGCCATCCCGAAGGAGGCGACTGGCCTTGTCCGGGGCTGACCAGCTCACCGAAACCCTCTGGTCCTACGCGCAGGCCGCCACCACAAGCGTGCCCGCCGCGTCGGCGGCGACGATCA